CTGCCCGGTCAAGACTGCAGCGGCTGACGGAAACCCGGCGGTCTACTACAGCGTGTACGCGACGCTGTTCCTCGGCAAGGACGCATACAAGATGATCGACCCGGAGGGCGGCAATCTTGAGATGATCGTCAAGGGTAAGGACGAGATCGGCGGCCCGCTGAACCAGTTCTCGACCGTCGGCTACAAGGCCGAGATGGCGGCGAAGCTGCTGTACGAGGACCGCATGGTCCGCGTGGAGAGCTGCAGCGCATACTCCGGCACGGACGAGGCGAACTGAGAAAGGAGCACATAGCATGGCAACGAAAGAGACCGCCGCGGCGGCTGTACAGGCAAACCCGGAAGACGTGTGGAACGTCATGAAGACGATCTACCTGCCCCGCGGGCAGGAGAACGAGGAGCAGAGCCGCTTCGTGGCGGTGAACGGCCGGACGTTCATGGTGCCGAAGGGCAAGGACGTGCAGGTCCCGCTGCCGGTGTATGAAGTCCTGATGAACGCGCGGATGGCAGAGGAAGAAGCCTTCCGCCGCGCGCAGGCGGACAACTGACAAGTGAATGCCCATGACGGCATGAAGCAGAGGAAGGGGCAGAAATGCCCCTTCTTTTGGTAAGGAGGAAAAATGAAAATTCGGGAAGCGATCGAGACGGTCGACCGGTTACTGCCGAACCAGTACGAGACGCCGGATAAGGTCCGGTGGCTGTCGGAGCTGGACGGGATCGTGTATCGGGATATCATCTGTACGCACGAGCACGAGAAGGAACCGGAGCCGTTTACGGGCTACGGGGAGGACGTGGACTTAGAGACCCAGCTTCTGATCCCGTGGCCGTATGATGAAATTTACCGCTGGTATCTGGGGATGAAGATCTGCGACGCCAACGGGGAGACGACGAAGTATGCGAACGAGGCGGCGAAGTACAACAGCTACTATCAGGGGTATTTCAACGCCTACAACCAGGCGTACATGCCGAAGCAGTACGCGACACATTTCAAGCTTTAAGGCGGTGAGACTATGAGCGTATATCGAGTAGAGTCGGGCGGCAGGGCCCCGGCGGGGCTTTCGGCCGGCGACGAGGTCGTGACCGGCGGCGGCACGTACCGCATCACGGGCGTGAACGCGGACGGCAGCTACCAGTCGCAGCTGGTGAACAAGAACCAGACGACGAGGAACTACGGCGGCAGCTATCAGACCAGGAACAGCCCTTACACCATGTCCGGCGTGTCGGACTACACGAGAAGCAAGCTGAACGGGCTGGAGAGCGGGTACACGCCGTCGGGCAGCGTGCAGGCAGCGCAGGCGTATCTGGAGCAGGTCAAGGCCAGCAAGCCGGGCGCGTATCAATCGCGCTGGGACGATGAGCTGACGAGCCTGTATGACCAGATCCGGAACCGGAAGAAATTCAGCTATGATATGGGGACGGATCCTCTGTACCAGCAGTACCGTGAGCAGTATCAGCGTCTCGGGCGGCTTGCCATGCAGGACACGATGGGGCAGGCGGCGGCACTCACGGGCGGCTATCGAGCGGGCCTTGCCGCAGGGCAGAAAGGGGTAAACAATGGCAGTATCGAGGTTACTGATGAAGGACAAATCGGGCAGGCTGGTCAGCGTGCCGAAGGACAGGCTGGAGGCGTTCGCCAAAGCACAGCGCAGCAGCAAAGAGCTGACGCCGGAAGAAAGAGAGCGCAGGGTGCAAGAAATCTCGCAAAGGCTTGGGATGAAGTAGAACTTTCGACGCTCGGCTTTGGAAAGGACAACACGCAAAAAGTGCGCGTCATGCCGAAGGGGCAGGAGGGAAGAAGCGAGGATATCCAGGCGGCGGAAAAGTTCTTCCGGTCGATGGGCGTACAGAATGCGCGGTTCTTCACCGGGCAGCTGGCGCAGGAGATCGACGGGAAGACGTTTTATGCGGACGCTGCCGTGACGGAGGACGGCTCCGTGCTCATCCGGGCGGACAGCGAGGAGTATTCTGCGTTCGAGCTGGCGAAGCACGAGGGGTATCACCTGCTTGTCAAGCGCTGGCCGGAGATGGCGGCGAAGATCCAGAAGCGGCTGCTGTCTGAGGGCAAGATCACAAAGGCAATGATCGAGAGCTACGTGGACGCATACGCCGGGATCTACGGTGACGACACGGACGCCTACGTCGAGGAGATCATCGCGGATACCTACGCCGGCATGAACCGCACGGACTACGGCACGAACCAGCTGCGCGCGGACGTGAAGATGGAGGTCGGCCAGTGGCAGAAAAAATCCGGCAGCGCGAGAGCGCCACCGGCGAAGATGTCGATTGCACAGGATTTCAAAAGCAGAGTGGCGGCATGGTACAAGTCCGGGATGCCGGAGGGCACGTCCTTTGCGCTGGGTGAGACCGGCGCGACGCTGCAAGGGCTGGGGGCAATCGAAAGCGATATTTATATGAACGGCGAAAAGATCAGCACCATTCTGAAGGAGCATTCGGAAATGACGATCCGCGAGATCCAGCGGATCCCGGAGATTCTGGACGATCCGGTTCTGATTCTGAAAAGCAAAAACAATGCAAGAAGCCAGTACGGAAACAGCCGTCTCGTGATGTTCGGTGCGATAAAGGCGCAGGACGGACGGAACATTATGTGTGTCCTCGATCTGCGGCCAACAGAAAATGGTCTGCTGATTGACGATATGCAGAAGGTATCCAGCGCGTACTCGAAGGACGTGGCACCGGAAAACTTCATAAAGCGGAGTTTCATTCTGTTTGCAGACGAAAAAAGAACCATCCCGCTTCTTCGCGGCATGGGCTTCAAAATGCCCATGTCCCTTCTGCGGAGTGGTTCTATAGGTAGTATATCCTATGAGGGCAAAAGTGTCAACCTGCGCGGAGAAAAATTTTCAGATGTTGTAAGTGTTGGAACTACCGCAGAGACGGCAAAGAAGAAATTCTCTGCCAGCGCGGAGCAGACGCAGGACGAGCAGCAGACGCAGCAGGAGGACGAAAAGAAAAAGGGCCGGTATCGGGATCTGATGGGGGAGAAGGCTGCGCAGTACACCAGGCGGGCGGAAAACTTCCTGCTGGCGAAGATCGCGGGGAGCTTCGGCGTTTCGCCGGAGGCGAAGCGGGAGACGCTGCAGCCGTTCACGGAACAGATCGTGCGGAAGTTTTTGCAGACCGGCGAGCTGGACAATAAGCTGGTGGGCGATTTGGTCGACGCGGCGGTGGAGGTCAGCATGGAGGAAAACCAGTCGTACTACGAGGAGTACAAGGGGATCCTCAAGTTCATCGAGAATCAGAAGATCTCCATCCCAGCGCAGGACAAAGAGGATATCCGATACTGGAATCAGTTCCGGCAGCAGGCGGCGAAGAGCCTGCAAATCAGGGACGACGGAATGCCGGTGCGTGACGTTTACTGGACGCTCCACAAGAAG